ATAATATAAAATTATTCTAATTATTATCTAAATTAAATCTAAATATTATTAAAATAAACTAGAACTAAGAATCGGTAAGTGGGATTGGGTAACTAACTTGCTCACCAATAGTCTATAATTAAAACTACACTTAAAGTTAAGGGAAAACGTGTCTAGCATATTTTCCGCCTCTCTTAAAATTAAACATAGGCCTAAGCGTTGGGGGATTATGTGAGGGCTCTTATAGGCGGGCCAACCTTCAGTTTAGGTAGCCAGCTCAAGAAAGTCGGTTCTTCCTTAAAAGCTGGGCTCTACTCTAAACCATTTTCACGACATCCAACGATATATGAACTTAATTATAAGACCATGCCATAATATTTGTATAAATGGTCGTCCAGTAAATCTTTCCAGCTAACATGAAATGTTTGCTGTCGAGCTTTCTTAGACCAAGAATTCAAATTTTCGAGAAATTGATTGTAGACTTTCTCGCCATGGCCGAACGCGATCCGCAAAGCATCCAATGCATTTGATTGAAACTGTGCAATCGGATGCTCTTTTGCGCGTACCCAGTATAGGAGGTCATAAGCGACATCCAAATCCATTTTCCTTATCCATATGCCTTCAAAAAGATGATGCCACGTGGACTTGAGAAATGAACACTCCAGCAAAGGTCGTGATTTCAAAATCTCTTGAGATTTTGTAGCTGAAGTTACTGGATAGCCTAGGTCTCGATAAGCCTTAGCTATGGTTTCACCATTAAAGAAGTGTAAAACTTCATCAGCGATGGTGATTATGATGTCATCTCCATAGATAAGGTATCTCAGGTAATTTAAAATTGCCTGAAAATAGTCGAGGCCATAAGGGGCGGCTAACTCTAAATAAAAGTAAATGAGTAAAATTAAATGTATGAGTGTATTAATTTCTGCCGTTCCAGGAAATCCTGAAATTATTCCCCTGAATTTTTGATAAATGATGGTTCCATGCTGAATGTAACCAAACATTACTTCAGTAACAATTACACGCAGAGCAATTTCCTCTGGTGAATTGGGAGCGAATCCTAAAAGCCGGGCAAGGATTCGCGCAGCCATGAACACTAGTTCTGCACGAGCAAAACCATCCCAATTTGAGACATCGAAATCGACAGCGTTCAAGCCAAATTTATTTAAAAAGTGAAATGCATTACTCCATTCAGGTCCATCAGGGTTGATGCCTGGACAAAATGGAAAAGTACCATCTGCTCTTCTATGGAAAGCAGCCCACAAATCAAGTGTAAGCTGCCTCCACAGGATGACATAGAACATATTCATGCATGTAACACTTCTTGTTTTAGGTGGTTCGGTTTCAGTTCCATATGCTTTTTCCTTGGGACGAAGCTCGTCTTTTGGGAAATCATACGAAAGTGTGAGGGGAAGAACTCCAGAACAAACCTTCTCTTTGAACTCCTCATATTCTTGACGAATTTCGTCACTAATATAAGAAACTTCACCATCCTCTCCAATCTCGAAATAATCCTTCTTTCCTTTCTGCTTTCTGTCCTCTTTAACAAAGGGAAGACCAGGTGATGTTGTAAGGTCCATGGGATTTGAACCATCCTCGCGTGTGCCTGTTATTGCTTCTTCAAGCGACAACACGCGAAAATTGGTTGTGTCGAGTTCGGTCTTAAACCATTGTACCAATGAATCCTCAATATATTGAAGACGCTTAGGATCAAATGGTTTGATGCTTCCTTTAAAATATTTGCCCAGAGAATTGGACAATGGATGAATTTTATCTCCATTAGTTAAATGTGGATCAAAGGGAGACAAGCACGCAGGAACGCGCTTGCTTTGATATCCTGCTTTGTCCATAAATGGAGCAAGAGGAGTTCTCTCGAAAGCTGTCTTTCCAACAGTTCCAACAGAAGCCTCTTTTGGAAGCTCAGTTATTATGTTATTTTCGTTTTGAGATTTGAAAGCTGAGCAGGGCTGAATTTCTACAATTGAATCTTCGAAATCAGCTTCTCGCTCAATCAAAACCTGATTTTTCTGTCTTGCAAGATCTTGTTTCAATTTATCAAATCTTTCTTTTGTTATTACCTGAATCGCTATTTTTCTGTCATTCCAGGTATTTATAGACCATGCTTGGATGCCAACAATTTTCATTGAGCCTCCAATTGCTGCATTAGTTATCACAGGGGAGCCGGAATAACCAGCTATTCCCTCACCAACAACCATTAATGTGTGGTCTAATTCGATTTTCTTACCCATAAACTCATGAGAAAGCTTCCATTTCTGTTCCAAATATGTATGATCTGAAACAACGAAAGCTTCCTCATCAGCAGAGAGAATTGACAGTCCTTTAGCAAATTCTGCTTCTTTAAACTCACGATCTGTTAGCAAAAGATGATCTATCGCTCGTGCTGCTGGAATATTCTGTGAATGAATAGCAGCAAGATCGGTTCCTTCCAACATAACAATGTCCTTTCGAGATATGATATATTGAAATTGATTTTTCTTTCCGGGATGGAAGAATTCAATAATAAATTCTTCATCTTTGTCAAATTTCAAAAAGGCGTGCTTGTTAAGAAATACAAACTGTCCGGAGCACAAAACTTGCTGTCTTGTTTCGTTCTGTGATGTGCAACCCTGAATATGAATTTTGCGTAAATTTCGGCGCAATATGGATGATATTGCCTGACCAGTCGCAGATCTTTCTGTGGATAAGGATGTTGGCCGAATTACAATTCTTGATTGTGCTCCTCTATGCATGAATTTTGAAGTAGGTTCCGTATTAGGCATAAAGAGTTTTGCAAGCGCTTTTCCAATAGAATAAATTCCAACTCCAATCATACAACCAATCAGAGCTTTCATCCATGGAAGACGCTGCATCTTACTCCAAAAGTTTCTCAGAGGTGACATAATAAGATCATATGCCTTTGAACAATGTTTTGAAAAATATTCAATAGTAAATTGTTTAATCGCTGCAACTGTATAGAAATTTGTGAAAGAGTTTCTCCATCTTGCTTCTTCACATAACTCTCTAATTTGTGATGGTGTATACTGCTGAAGCTCAATAACGTAATTTACAAATTCCCCATTCATGCTGTAAATAAATCCTAAATCAAAGGGAACCTTATAATATTTTTTGTTATATGAAACTGCAACATAATCTGGGAGAGTCATTTTTCCGGGATTGAGTGGACTTCCAGTAAGTTGAAATTTAATATCACTCATCTTTAAATCAGGTTTAAAATAGAATTGGCCATCTATGAAGAATGTTCGCTGTAAAAAGTATGTAGATAAACCAGATGATTTCTTCCATAAGTGTTCTGGAAATGGTTTTCTTGAAGGAATAGGCATCATTCTTGATCCTGATTGATGCATATGGATACGCATCATTTTTGTGAGAGCGTCATAAAGATGGCGAGAAGAAGGATCAAAATCATGTCTGTATTCAAATTCCTCAAAAAGATCTTCAATTTGAATTTGTTTGAACCAATATGCTATCCCAGCCAATCGATCTTGTTGGGCCAAAGCTTGTCCTTCTCCTATAACATCCCACATCGTCATCAGTGAGTCAATCAAAATTCCATTTGGAGTTGATTTGCATCTTGATTCCACAGGGTCTTCCTCTTTAACAATTTTCTTGTTTTTCTTTTCAAGAATTCGAGCTGTTCTTTTCGCTTCTTGCTCAAGAGATAATCTTTCTCTCTCATGATGAGCATCCTTGGTAAACCAACGTTGCTTTTTCTCATGAAATTCCTCTCTCTTCTCTTGAGACCAATCAGATCCACCTTCACCAGCAAAATCTGATGTTGGTTTAATATCTTCTTTTGATTCTTTCAAAATTTCTTCGAGAACAATATCCCCAAATTTAATATCTGAAAGCTCTGGTATTGGATCTGCATTCTCATGAATTCTCTGTTCGAGTTCAGTTGGTTTTGGAACTTCGGTGAAATCCATTAATTCAAAATCTTGCATAATTTTGTAGATTGTATTATCAATTTTTGA